CAGGAGCTCGAGTCCTCGCGGCTTCAGGCTGACGAGAGCACCGCGTACGTGCTGGCGAAGGGTGCGCACATCGCAGAGAGCTTGCTGGAGACGCCGTTGCAAGACGTCGGCATGGAGCTGGTGTCCAAGTACTTCCGCCAGCACTTCCCGCAGCAGATGGAGCGCCTCGAGCAGACCGTGAAGGAGGACCCATCGAAGCTGAAGCCGCTGCTACAGCACCTACAGGGACAGTCCGAGCGGTTCCGGAAGGAACTGGAGGCGAGGAAACCCAAGACGCGTGAGATCAAGACGCGCCAGCCTGGGGGCGGCGAGCGGATTGAGATCGTCGAGGATGTGCCGGGGCTCGTGCGTGAGAGCGCGCCGGCGCCCGAACAGCCGCTCTCGCGGATCGAGGCCGAGGCGGCCGCACGAGCGCGCGGCACAGCGCGCGGCAAGCCACCCGGCGGCGACGAGGAGAAGCTCTACCCCGTTGACGTATTCAACGATGAAACCGGGGAGATGGAGCGCACCTTCGTGACCGAAACCCAGGCCCGTGCGATGGCGACTGGTCAGGCGCCTGCATTGGGCAAGGGCCCAGGTACGGCAGAAAAGAATCGCATGGGAGCGGCCAGGGCCAGCATCCAGGCCGGCGAGGCTCTGCTCAAGGATCTTTCGGACCCGCAGTTCACGGCAGAGGTCGGTCCGATCATAGGGCGCTTCAACTCGCTCACTGCCGCGGCCGGAGCGGGCGAACCACAAGCTCAGTACCTCGTCGGTGCGCTTAAGAGTTTTGCAGCTCTGCAACCGCAAATCCATGGCTTCAGAGCAGTACAGATGGCCGAAAACGTCGAGAAACTCTTGAGCACTAAGCAGACCCCCAAGACTCTCGCGGCTGGGTTGCGCGGCATCTTGACGGCGAGTTACATCGTTGCGAAACGGAAACCAACGGAAGAAGCGCGGGACCCGGTATCTGAGATTCTCTCGATGCTTGAAGCAGCCGGGCGCCGCTGATGCCGCTCGAGACTCTCCAGAGCCATCCCGCGTGGGCGAAGCTGCGTGACGACGAGCGCGAGAAGGTGCTCGCGGCGTTCGAGCAGTTGAGCGAGCAAGACCGCACCCGGCTGTATCAGGCGCTCGGCGAAGCCAAGCCCGAGGCGCCGCCGGTGTCGAGTGCGCCAGCGCCCGGCCTGTCGTACACGGATTGGAAGCAGCAGATGGAGCCGCTCGCGGAGCGTGGTAGGGCTGAGGGTGAAGCTCGAGCAGGAGAGACGATCCTTGGCATGGCGCCGGCGCTGATGGTTGGCGGCGTGGCGGGGAATGCAGCGCGCTCCGGGGCTGGCATGCTCAGCCAACTCGCGCAGAAGTTCGGCGGCAAGGTTTGGCCGATGGCGAAGGGCGCCGCGGCAGGAGCCGCCTTTGAAATGCTGCCTGTGATCGGGAGCGGAGACCCAATCCACGGCGCGAAGCTAGGCGCGATGATTGGAGCCGGGCAACATGGCATGGGCGCGTTGTGGAAGTTCGGGAAGAAGCGCGCGCTGATCGAGAAGGCGATCGGTGCGGCGGGAGGCGCGAAGGCCGCACCAGCAGTCGCGAAAGCAGCGGCGAAAGCCGCGCCCACCGTTGCGCGTGCGGCGCCGGAGGCGGCTGCAAGTACGCAACTCCAGCGGAACCTCGCGATCGCCGAGGCGGCGCGGACAGCGCGCGCAGCCAAGCATCGCGAATGGCTCGCACAGCAACCTCCAACGCGGCAAGGAGTACCGCAATCGCCAAGAAGCATGCGGCTCAATCCCCAGGCCGACACCGATGCCGCTGCTGCTCGCGGGTTCGAGAAGCCCTTGCGAGTGACGCTGAAGGAGTTGGTGCAACCGGGTGCCAAAGGAACCATGCGCCAGGTACTCGCGGAGCCGCCCGCGTTCGCGCGCAACCCGGTCCGGCCTCCACTCCCGAAAGGAACGCAAGCCGGTCCGAAAGGCAGGTCCATGCCCGCAGAAAACACCACCGTGGGCGCGCACCTGCCCGCGGTTCCGGTCAAAGCCGGGTCCGGCGCGCGCAAGGAACTCCTCGAGATCACGCTACGTGAGCTGAAAAGCGCCGGGCATCGGCAGGAATACATCGTGGACAAGCTAAGCAAGCGCTTCGGCGTTAGCGCGGCCGAGGCGTATCGCATCGTTCGAGGGACGCGATGACCCGCACGCGCACGCTCAGCCTCGCCGGCGTCTTGCTGCTCGCATCCTCGATCCAGGTATGGAGCGCGACCGGAACGGTGATGCCCTCGCCGAAGTTCTACTGCCTCGACAACAACGGAGCGATCGTGAGTGGCGCGAAGTTGTTCACGTACGCCTCGGGCACCACGACGAAACTCGACACCTACACCGATGCGACGCTGGCCACGCCGAACGCCAACCCCGTCGTCTGCGACTCCGCTGGGCGCGCGACGGTGTTCCTCAGCGCCACGGCGTACAAGTTCACCCTGGCGCCGTCCACGGACACCGACCCGCCGACCGCTGCGTATTGGTCGGTGGACAACGTGGGTGCAGTCGCGTACATCAGCACCGACCTCGACGTGTTGGGCACGGCAGGCGAAGCCCTGTCGGCGAACGATGCGGTGTACGTGAGCGATGGCAGCGGCGGGCTCACCGCTGGTCGCTGGTACAAGACGGACTCGGACAACACCTACTCGAGCACGCTGCCGCAAGCAGTCGGTTTCGCGCCCTCCGCCATCGCATCGGCCGCGGCTGGCAGCATCCGCATGAGTGGGCGTTTGACGGGACTGGCTGGGTTGACGCCAGGCAGCACGTACTACGTGTCGGCGACACCCGGGGCGATCACGAGCACGGCACCCGCGAACCAACGGATCTTGGGCGTTGCGGACTCCGCGACGTCGCTGGTGATTGCGACGTCGGTCTTGACGCCTGCGTCCGCGACTGCCGCCGGCATCGTGTCGCTCGCGGCGCAGACGCTTGGCTCGGGGGTGAAGACCTTCACGAGCGCGCCAGTGTTCAACGCTCCAGCGACGTTCCGTCCGGGCGCGTCGGCATCGGCGGATGCAACCATCAGCGGGCGCGTCAACACGCAGACCAACACGGTCGGCAACGTGGGGGCTGGCGAGGACAATCTTCATACCTACAGCTTGCCGGCGAACGCGCTTGATGCGGACGGCAAGATGGTGCGCGTGATCATTTGGGGCGATTTCGGCGCGACAGCTAATGCGAAGCTCCTGACCGCGTACTTCGGCGCGACATCCATCGTACTCGCGAATGGCTCATATAACACCGGGAACTGGCGCGCGGAGTTCGTGATCGTACGCACGGGTGCGGCGACGCAGATCCTCCAAGGCACTCTGTGGCTCCGCAGTGCCGGCGCACCCGATACGTTCTCGCCAGCGCAAGTCACACCCGGGGAAACACTATCCGGAGCTGTCACCATCAAGACCACAGCGACAGCGACAGCGGACAACGACATCCGCGAACAGGGGTTTGTTGTCGAGGTCATCGGGTAGCCCTCTTACCACGACCGGAATCCCCAGGGCAGCCGCAAGGCCGTTTCCAGCCCCAGGACGCCACCCAGGGCCACTTGGGGCGCTTCACGGGCATCCTGGGAGAAGCTTGGGGCGTTGGAGCCTCGAAAACGGCTTGACAGCGGGCGCCGCATGCGCTAGCTTGTGGGAGATGAAGCTCGCCGCCGCCGTAGCCCTCGGTCGGCGCTCGAGGGCGGTCCTCAGCGCCCAGCGCAGGACCGAGATTGCTCGCCTGGGCGGTCTTGCCCGGGGACGTCAGATCAAGGCGCGCCGGGCAGCCAAAGTCCTTCAGCCCCCCGAGCCGCCCCAGGGCCTCGAGTCCGAAAAAAGAGCTTGACAAGCTAGCGCTTGTAGCCTAGATTGGGAGCGTGGAGGTTGGCATGCGCTTCCTGTTTGCGACGTCGCTGGACTGCCACGGCTGCTCCCCCCGCCAGGCCCGGTATCCCCAGGATCACGTCATCGAAGTGACGACGGCTCTGGACCCGGACGATGGCGATGCCTACGTGACCGGCGTCATGCTGTTGGTGCGCGAGGGTGGTCGCGGTCGGCCTCGGGATATCACGTCTTTCGTGGCGGCCCGCCCGGCACTCGAGCGTGAGCTGCGCTTCGAAGCGATCGACGAGTACGTACGCGACGGCCAGGCGCGCCGCTATGCCGCCCACGACCGGTTCTGAGGAGGAGCCCATGACGCAAGCGAAGCATTTCTGGTGCTGGCGCTGTCGTCGCTGGATCGGGCCGCCCTCGGGCAAGCTGGTGGCGACGAAGCTCTGCCGGGACTGCCGGCGGGAGGTGAAGGAGTGAGCCTGCAACTGATCGAAGGTCACGACGCCATCAAGGTCGAGAACGTGGTGATCCACGTGTTCTCGGACCCGGGCATCGGCAAGTCGACCCTCGCGAACATGGGGCGCAAGGTGCTCCTGATCGACTTCGACGGCGGCGCACACCGTTCGCTCGGGAGGCAGCGCGTGGTTCGTCTCGAGCGCTGGTCCGACCTCGAGGAGCTGCTCAAGCATCCGTGGCTGGACGAGGCCGAGACGCTCGCGCTCGACACGGTCGGCCGGGGGCTCGACATGCTCAGCGACGAGATCATCGGGAGCGACGCGAAGCTGGGTACGCCGCTCGGCGGTCTGAACCAGCGTGGGTGGGGCGCCATGAAGCAGCGGTTCATCACGTTCTTTTCGACGCTCCGGCGCCGGCGCAAGGATGTGCTCCTGCTGTCGCACGCCAAGATCGAGAAGGACAAGGAGGGCAACAAGGCCGTGTACCCGGACATCGTCGGGGGCTCGGCCGGTGAGGTCTTCAAGGTGAGCGACGCGATGGCGTACTATGCGCTCGAGAACGGGCGCCGCGTGCTGGACTTCAACGCCACCGACGCGCACATCGGCAAGAACCCGCCCGCATGGCCGAAAATCGTGGTGCCGGACTACGCGACGGCCACGACGTTCCTCGCGGACAAGATCCTGCGCCCGCTCAAGGACCACCTGAACGCGCTGTCGGACGAGCAAGTCAAGGTGCTCAAGCTCGTGAGCGACTGGCAAGCGCTGATCGAGGGCCTCGACGCCACACCCGCGGCGCTCACGGCGCAGATCGCAAAGGTGAGCGACATCGCGCACGAGGCTGTGCGCGCCCAGGCCAAGACGCTGCTCTGGCGGCGGGCGAAGGCGCTCGGGCTCGAGTTCGATCAGCCCAAGCGGGCGTTCTTCAAGCCGACCGCGCCTGCGTCCGCTCACGAGCAACTGCCCGGGTCCCCGCCAGCATCGAAGCCGAAGGGCAAGGCGAAGGACGACCGGGCGCAGCCGTTCGAATGAGCCGATGAACCTTTACGCTTCAGTCTCGCGCGTCGACGAGTTCCGGCGCGTCGTCGAGACCGAGTGGGCGTCCGAGGCGGTGTTCGTCAAGTCAATCCGCGAGCGAGCGCCTCTCGGCTGGCAGGCGCAGTGGGGGACAGCTCTGCACGCGTGCATCCAGGACCCGGG